TCTGCAGACTTTTCTGATAGATTCAAAAAATTAGCAGGTATTATTAAATAAAATTAACAAATAAATTCATTAAAAATGGACTTAAAACAAATTATGACTGGCGCAAACCCTCAAAGCGTAATGCTTGAGCAAACAAGAGGTTTGAAAGCTAAGTGGGAAAAAACAGGATTGTTAGAGAACGCAGGTTCAGAAACAACTAAGCATGGTATGGCAGTAATGTTAGAAAACCAAGCAAAACAATTATTAGACGAAGCTACAAGAACAGGTACATCTGCAGGTTCTGAAGAGTGGGCTGGTGTGGCATTACCATTGGTAAGAAGAGTTTTCGGAAGCATCGCTTCTAAAGAATTCGTTTCTGTACAACCAATGAACTTACCTTCAGGTCTTATCTTCTACATGGACTTCAAATATGGTACTAACCCAGCGGGTAATCCAGATTTCACAGGTTCATCTTTATTTGGTAAGAGTGGTACTTTTGGTAAAGATTCTTTAGACCAAAACACAAACAAATTAGGTTCAACTCAAGCAGCTGAAGGTGGTTTATATGGTGCAGGACGTTTTGGTTATACAATCAACAACTCAACTGCAGCAATCACTGCAACATTTGCATCTGCATCTTTAGGTGATATTGATTACGATTTAACTTCAGGTTCAGTTTCCGCATCTTACGCAGGTAACACATTGAAGAAAATCGTTGTAGCATTACCTTCTGACGCTGATTGGAATGGTATCAGAGCTTTCGAACCAACTTTATTGACTGGTTCTGTAACTGGATATTTCCCTCAATACACAACTAAGAATGGTTCTAACGTTGAATTCGTTGCAACTGTAACTGGTTTATCTAACTTATCTACTGTTGGTGTATCTTTATCATACCACAAACAACCAACTGATGTTTCTCGTGGAGATTTTGAAGATAGAGGTACTGATTTAGCTATCCCAGAAATCGAATTAGAATTGAAATCTGAGCCTATCGTTGCTAAGACAAGAAAATTAAAAGCAATTTGGACACCGGAATTAGCTCAAGATTTAAACGCTTACCATAGTGTAGACGCTGAAGCTGAGTTAACTCAAATGTTGTCTGAGTACATCTCTTTAGAAATCGACTTAGAAATCTTAGAAATGTTACAACAAAATGCTTTCACAACTGACTACTGGTCTTCTAAAGTAGGATATGACTGGAATGGTGCTGGATTCTCTATTGATTCTTCAGCTGCTGCAGCATCTGCTTACACTAAGAGTACTTGGTATCAAACTTTAGGTATCAAATTACAAAAGGTATCTAACAAGATTCACCAATTAACAATGAGAGGTGGTGCTAACTTCGTAGTAGTATCTCCAAACGTTGCAACTATATTGGAATCAATGAATGGTTTCTCTGCAAATCCTGGTAAGGACGCGTTAACTTTCGCAGCAGGTGTTTCTAACATCGGTTCTATCTCTAACAGATATGACGTTTACAAAAACCCATACATGACTGAGAACGTATTATTAATGGGATTCAAAGGTTCTAACTTCTTCGAAACAGGAGCGGTTTACGCACCATATGTACCATTGATTATGACTCCATTAGTGTACGACCCAACTAACTTCACGCCAAGACGTGGTGTTATGACTCGTTACGCTAAGAAAATCGTAAGACCTGAGTTCTACGGTAAGATTATCATTGATGGTTTAGACACTCTTTAATCTTTGAGTAGATTAGATAAGTAATAGACTTACAATAAAGAAAAGGGGAGAGTAGAAATACTTTCCCCTTTTTTATTTATATAATTCATATTTATAGTAGTAAAACTATAAATTTTAAGTAATGTCTGTAAACACATATTGGACGGGTTCATCTGCATCAGAATTTTCATCATCAGTAGTATTATCAATTGCAACTCCATTTGGATTATATGATACTGATACTGATTTTAGATTGGATGCTCCTAAAACTTCGGTTTGGGTAGCTAGGAGATTGGGTTACCCTATTGTAAATATTGAATTAGATAATCAACAAATTTGGGCGTGTTTTGAAGAATCAGTTTCGGAATATTCGGCACAAGTTAATCAATTTAATATTAGAAATAATATTGATATTCTAAGAGGTCAACCTAAAGGTAAAGTTGAAAATTATTCACAAACATTAGTAGATGGTTCATTTTTACCAACTGCAGTCCGTATGTCTCAACAATATGGAACTTTGGCAGGAGTGGGTGGCAATACTGCAGTTAAAAAGGCATATGTAAATTTAACATCATCGGTTCAAATATATGATTTAATAAATAATGCATATGATGCAACAACTGGAAATAGTATTTCATCATCATTATCAGGTTCATCATCGACAATAGATGTATTCAAAGTATATCATGAAGCAGTTCCTGCAATTACAAGATTCTTTGACCCATATTCAGTAGGTGCACAAGGTACATTGAATTTAATGAGTGAGTTAGGATTTGGTAATTTTTCACCTGCAGCACAATTCTTAATGATGCCAATATATGAGGATGTATTGAGAATGCAACAAATTGAATTTAACGACCATATTAGAAAATCAACATTTAGTTTTAATATAGTAGATAATAAATTAGAAATATTTCCAGTCCCAACAGGTATTGGAAAAACCAAAGTTTATTTTGAATATATTAGTAGAGATGAATTTGAACATGATTCACAAACTATTCAAGCTGATTCACTTTCCGACTATTCCGACATTCCATATGATTTTATACAATATAGAAACATAAATGATGTGGGCAAACAATGGATTAGAAAATATACTTTAGCACTTGCAAAAGAATTATTAGGAGCAATTAGAGAAAAGTATAGTTCAGTTCCTATTCCAGATGGTGAATTACAATTGGATGGTGCAGCATTGAGAGCTGAAGCTCAAGTTGAAAAAGATATGTTAGTTGAACAACTTAGAGGAAATTTAGAAGAAATGAGTAGAAAAAATGTGATGGAAAATAAAGCACATGAATCTACACACCACCAAGAGATGCTAAGAAAAGTTCCTTTAAAATTATATGTAGGATAATATGCCAAAATTTGCAGTAGGTAGAGATATCGAATTATTTAAGAGTTTTGCCAGAGAAGTGGTAGACGATGTTGTAGAAAACATTGCAGTTTTATTTAAAGTAAATTTGAATGAAACCAAAGTAAACCTATATGGTGAAGCTACAAATAAGACATGGTATCCAGGAGTAGAATTAAATGTGTTAATAAATAAATCTGGCCAAACTGCAGGATATGAAGGATTTGGTGCAGATACATCACAAAATGTAGAATTTAGATTTGATAGATGGATGTTAGAGGAAAAAAATACATATCCAGAAATTGGTGATATTATTTTCTTTGACCAATCTTATTATGAAATTGATAATACAACGGAAATACAATTTGTAGGTGGATTACCATCTAATAATTTTAGTGTTGTATGTTCTACATTTATGGTAAGAAAATCGGCCTTAAACATAGAAGAAAGAATAAAATAATATGTCTACAAACCCACTTAGAGAAAATCTAAATAGAGCAGAGCAAGTTAAAGTTACAAAACAAGACTTGAAACAGAGCGTATCTCTTTTTGATATAGATTATGCAATGATGTCTTATTTGGAAGATACTGCATTACCAACTTTAGACGACAATGGTAAAGCTTTAAAAATTCCAGTTATATATGGTAATTCGGAAAGATGGAAGGGTGCACAAAGAGATGGTATTTTCAGAGATAATAAAGGTAGAATACAGTTACCATTAATGATGATTCGCAGAAACTCAATTACGAAAGACGAATCTATGCCTATGTTAAATAGACATGTATCATATCCAACTGTAACAAAATATTCAAAAGATAATAGATACGATAGGTTTAGTTTAATGGGTACAAGTGTAAAACCTAAATATGAATTATACAATATAACAATGCCACAATATGTAGAGGTTAGTTATCAATGTATGGCTTGGACATCGTATACCGAACATTTGAATAAGGTAATAGAACAATTACAATTTGCAGGAAGTTTTTGGGGAGACAAAGATAAGTTTAAATTTAAAGTAAGTTTATCCGATTTTGAAGTTATAAATGAAGTGGGAGAAGGAACTGAAAGAATAAATAGAATTGAATTTTCATTGGCAGTTAAAGCATATTTACTTCCTGAAAAATTTGATGGCCAAAATACCATTAAAAAATCATTCTCTACCAAAAGAGTTGTTATGTCTACGGAAGTTGATATTACAAGTGGTACGGGTAGATTAGAAGGATTATTGACAACACCATCGGCATATTACGATAACAAAGACTTAATTGATTTCTTATCTTTAAATAATAGTAAAGTCGTAGATGGTGGAATCAATATTGCAACATTCACAGGAGTAAAATTAATACAAGCACCTGCACAATTATCCGGAGTAATCACTTCTGGATTAACTTATGAGGGAAATTCTTATGATATTAAGTTATATATAAATGGTGTTAGGTATTATCAAACGACACATTTTACAGTAACATCATATACAAACAATACATTAACATTGGCATTGTCTCCTGGATTTTCAGTAGATAGTGGTGACGAAATTACTATTACAGGTAAATTTATTGATATTGTATAATGAAAAGAAGTTTATTAGATATAACCCAAAAAATCAGTAGAAATCCTGGTAAAACAAATCTAACTCCAAAAGATTTAACAAATTCTACTTATTGGATTTTTGAAGCTACTGGTTGGAGATTTGTAGATATATTAAGAGAAATCCAATATAGAACTACACAAGATAGATTGAAGATTTACATCAACACACAAAGTATAAGTGCAAGAGATTATATAGTTGAAGATGGTGGAAATGGTTTATTGATTAAATTTATTAAAAGTAGATTTGAATTTAATTTGGATGCACAAGATTATATTCAAATAGAAGGAGATATAGAACAATATGCTTAAACAATTTAATTCAAATAGTAGAAAACTTAATAAAGTTGTTCCAAAGGTTAATATTAATAATCTTACTAATAATGATTTGACTGGAAGTTTGTTAAATATTGAAATTCCAACTAATACTAAATTTCAATCCAAAACCCGTTCCAATCCAAACCCAACTAAATTAGTAAATAACAAAACAAAAATATCGGATTTTTATCAAGAGATATTAGAAAATAGTGCAAGATATAATCAAAGAGTAATTGATGAATTTGATAACAATACAAATACATTAACAATATACAATGTTACATTAGATTATGGAACCGAAGGAGCATCACCTAATAATTTTGAAGTATTAGTATTTGGTTTACATATTCCAGGAAACTATACAATTAAAGAAGTTGGAAATAATGTAGTAATAACTTTAAATGAACAATACATAGATTACGATAATGTGACTATAAATGATATTTATGTTATGGGAAAATTGGTGGATGTACCAGTTGCAACCGAAGATGACTCAATAATAATAACCGAAAGTGGTTTAGACATAATAATATAATAAATGGCAAACTCAAGAAAAAAAATATCAGAATTACCTGCATTAAGTCCGGCATCATTAGATACGACTTTTGTAGTTGGTATTTCAGGTAGTACAACATATAAAATTTCTATAAACAATTTAACATCTTCATTAGATACTACATTTGCAACCGATTTAGTAACTTCTGCATTAAGTAATACATTAGATACAAAATTATCAACATCATCTTTCAATTCTTATACTGCAAGTATTTCAACTGCAAGTTTAGTAACATTTACTGGGTTTGCATCACCGGTC